TGCGTGATTTCCACATCCAGAATAATCATATGCAACAGAACCAGATGACTCATCTAGCTTCCATAAGCCGATAGGAGCATCTTTTATTACATCAAGGTAGTAGGACATATTTTAATTATATCAGAGGGTGTTGATTAAACCCAATGGCCTATTGCAATATATCTTGAATTTCCATTAGCTGGCTCTGCGGTTATCTGCATATCCGATGGGGCTATAATTATACTGCCTGCCTCTGGCTTAAAGCTAGATCTTCCAGGTATTGAAATTTCTCCACCAGAAAAAGAATCATTAATGTATAGTCTAGCGGTATACTTACCATTTGCCCCACAATTGTTCTTTACTTGTCCGTCATTATGCTTTCTTACAAAGTAGTCCGTGCTTAGGTTGACCTGTTCTTCTATATTGTTAAATAGCTTGTATTGAGTAAAGCAATAATGAAATGTAGCCTTAAGATTATTGATTATAAAAAGACTACGAGTGTCTACCGTTTCTGTCTCATTTGATAAATCAGATGATATTCTTTTTTCATAACCATATTCTGTATCGTGCCACTTACTAATTAAGCTGGTTGGATTTTCTTCACTTTCCTCAAGGAAGCCTATGTAGTTACCGATTTCTTGAAGACAATAAGTAAAATAAAATGTCTTTGGTGCAATTTCTTGAAAAACGTACATTGCCATAATTAACTCTTTCTAGTTTGGAATAAAAACGCCATCTACGAATTTACCAGTATTAAGCCAAAACGATGGAACCATGTATTTAGATCCACCTTTTATTAGGTGTGCAGTATGACTGTATGGATCAGTTGAAGGGAAAATGATTACGCTCCCAGCCTTTGGCTTAACGTGAAACATAATTCTATCGTGATTAAGCGGGCTATCAAAGTCTTCTGAAGCAGCATCATCTGTGGAAGTTAGTACTCCATCTTTTACGTTAAAAGATATTTCTCCACCTTCATAGTCATCATTCAGATACATTACCATAGAATACCTAAGTCTTCTGTCTCCCTCTTGCTGATCAAAATGTGACCCCATAAAAGTTCCAGGCATGTATTTTTTAATTGCTGTATCTGTCATTAAAACTATTTCAGACTCATCACCAATATTTGAAGCATAATCTTCACAGACATTTTTCATGCCATCAAATATCTCATTAAAAATATAATTGCAGTCATCTATAACATCTTCAGATATATTTTTCTCTATTTCTTCAGAAGATAAACATTTAATTCTTTTGTGTGATCCATAAATGTACATTTGTCCACTACATGCACCCCACTCTTCCCAAGGGGTAATAAAGCTTGAGTATTTATCAGACTCTGTTGATTCAATTAGATCAACAAGCTTTTTAGGGTCTTTTATAACATCAGTGTAGTAATACACCTTATCAAATAATTCTTCGCTTTTCATACTTCCTCCTATTTATAACTTTTGTAATAATTGTACCAGATATTGTTACTTAAATAAATCTTCTTTATCTGGGTAAACAAACTCTGGCTCCCAATTGGGATCTTGCTTAAACAAAACATCTTCTCCAGTTGGATCTATCCAAAACATCGGAAGCATGTATTTCCATCCTGATTTTACTTCATGCGCTGTATGACTAAATGGTGAGGGTGATGGGAATATAACTATGCTACCAGCTTCTGGTTTAATATAGAAGTCGTACAATCCCTCATTAGCAGGATGCATAAGGTCACCCTGCAAAGAAAGTTCTGTGGCAGTCAAAACTCCTTCTTTTATAGAAAAAGAAAGCTCCCCGCCTTCATAGTCATCATTTGGCCAAACGACTAAAGAATAAAGAAGCCTTGTGTCACCTTCTTGAGAGTCGTGATGAACTCCCATATAGTTGCCAGCCCTATATCTATGAACACCAAACTGTTCTAATAGGGTAAGGTCTTTATCTATGCCTTGTTCTTTTTTATAATCTTCACATACATATCTTATGGCATTAAACAATGGGTCTCTTATTTTAATAAACATTTCTTTTGTTTCTTCAGAAACGTCTTTATCTATGTTATATACATTATTTAATAAACATAATTTTTTATATCCATAAACATATGGGTGCCCCATAGATCTGTTTTCGTCTACATCCCACTGATTCCACGGTGTTAATACAGGGTATATATCAGGATTATTTTCAGAATCATTTACAAGATCTAGCCATTCTTTTACATTAGGTATAGCATTTCTATAATAATAAACTTGTGGGTGAAGCTCTTCTCTAATCATTCCGTTTTCTAGTACAGTAGTTTTTGTCATTTTATCTCCAGAGCTACATCTTTTTTAGCAGTTTGATCTGGACCAGGCTTTAATCTTTCGCCTCTTGATTTAAGATCTGCCCAAACTTCAGCATCCTCTGCTTGTCTTTTTCTTTGTTCTGCTATATCGGTTTCCCACATAGCCTGTTTTTCTTCACTATATACTGCCTCTTCATTGTCCCAAAAAGATCCTATTGTAAATCTTGTTCCTTTTGTAATCATTTGAACTTCGTGGATATTGTGATGGCCACCGTTAAAAGCTGCAAGCATCCCAGTTTTTGGTTGAAGTGAAACATCTTGGTCTCTAAAGTTTAAAACACCACCTTCAAAATCATCATTTAAATAAAGGAATGCTGCCCACTTACTTCTTTCAAAAGAATTGTACTCTGGTGAGTCTATGGGTGTATTGTCTGAGTGATAACCAGCGTATGCGCCTTCTACCCATTTCTGTGCATGATAGCTAACTAATCTAACCTTGTCACCCCTACATATCTCTGTAGCTTCTTGTATTTTATCTTGAAGCGTAGTGAAAAAATCAGATGGTAGTCCAAATTTTTCTTTATCCTCATCGTCTGGCAAGTTAGATGCAAATGAGTCGTAGAATGATATAGGCGCCCAAGGTAGGGTTCCTTTTTCTACGGAATGCTCCCAGTATTTTATAACGGCTTCACAGTCTTCTGGGCTAAGAAAATTTTCAAAAAAAACAATATCTTCTTTTATCCTATTTTGATTTTCTAAATTAAATGTCATTTAAATCAATCCTTTCTAACTTTTTCATTTCATCATAGTCTATAGTTTGATAAACTCCAGATTTTCTTTCCTCTTTGGTTCTGGCAATTTCCATCTCTTTCCATATTTCTTTACCATAAAGCTTTTCGTTTTCCAGCCATTCTTTTGATCCAGGATAAAACCTAACCCAATGGTTTCTTACAAAATACTTAGGGGTGCCCTTAACTTTTTCAACTCCATGCATATAAAATTGTCCAGCATCGGAAAGAAAATCTGGGTCTCCTGCTGGGAATAACAAAATGTCGCCTTTTTCTGGTTTGTAATAAACAGTTTTATTGTCTACCAAAAAAGTAAGTCCTCCGCCTTCATAGTCTCCATTTAAATACATGGTGCAGGTAAACGTAAACTTATATCCTCTAAAATCATGATAGTCTCTTTGGTAGTCTGTATGTACGTGCATTGCAAGGTCGGAATCTTCAATTCCTCCATCGACTTCATACTTACATATTGAAGGTCCCATTCTTTTCCACATAGGATCATCCGATCCAGTTTCTTCGTTAAAAACTATTGCGTCTCTATCAAGTGGTACGCCAAACGTATCCGCATACTGACTTGTTGTTTTATTAAAAACCTCAATTATTTCATCCCAGAAACGTTTTTCCAATTCAGTTCTTTCAGATGATTCAATTGAATGGTTAAACTGATCAGCTTCTTTTCCAAAGGTGTACCAGCCATGCCAATTTAAAGCAGAGCCTTCTGGGTTTTGTTCCGAATCAATTATTGTTTTTGTTAATAGGTCGATGTCTTTCCATGGATTTTTAAAAACCCATATCTTTGGATATATCTCTTTGTAAATAAAACTCATGGCTGTCTTTCTCCAGTATGCTCTAGTATTTGCCAGAAGAATGGTGACGTATATCTTCCTCCAGAAATAATTGGTCTAACTCCGTGAATATAACCTTTATCACCTGGAAAAAAATATGCTGATCCTCCAACTGGCTTAAACTCTATTCCTTGAATTGGAAAAAATAGTTCTCCGCCCTCATAGTCATCGTTAAAATAAAATAATGAAGCTATATCATAATGAGGAAAATCATTAGGTGTTCCAGCATCTGGGCCTTCATGCAGCTCTTTATCTGCATGAGGATCTTGTCTTGAACCAACTGGCCATCTTACAATAGCTGGTCCTGTTGCTTGAACTTTGACATTAAAAAATTTTTCTACCTCTAACTGCAATCTTGATATAAGGTTATCTACTACACGAACTATGGTTGGATCTGCAGAAATTTCCATAGACCTGCGTGTGCAAACTCTGTCGTGACAGGCATTTGCATCATATATAACTGTACCATTTTCATTTACATGAGAATCAGTAATATCCCATGTTGTATTGTTTCTAGCAAAGTCTGTAAGCCTTATTCTTTCTTCGTCGGTTAAAAAGTTCTTTAGCTCTACAATATTTTCTGGGCCTGTGCCAAAAAAACCAGAAGGAGTTATAGATCCCAATGATCTGTAGTCATGAGTGTTATTAGTATTTAATCTGTTTTCCATTTTATTTATATCTCCTTCTAGTCCAAAATTTCTTCTTGTAGACTCCACCTTCTGGTGTTCTAAAAGTTTCTGATGTTTCTCCTGCTTTTCTCATAATGGCCACTGGTTTATGAAAAATGAAATCTGATTCCCAGTCTTCCCTTTTGAATGGGATTATCTGTAAATAAGGAGTTCCAGCAGGTACAACTCCAGTAAATCCATTTTGTATAAAAAATGGTATCAGGCCCGATGTTGTAACCTTGTCACTGTCTATTATACCACCAACGGTAAGCCATGGTAAATCAAAATGATTTATTGGTTGTATGTAAATGGAACTATATCCTTCTGGAAGCTCTGGGGCCCAATTAGCATACCAATGAAAATGGTTTTTATCATAACCAGCAGGAACTTGAAATCCAACAGATTCTGGTCTTTCTCCTACAAAATCATCAAATTTTAATGGAACTCTTGCCTTTATCCTATTATTTTTTTCATAAAATTCTATATCGCATGGGGTAACTAAAGTATATCCTGTTGTAAATGTATCTAGCATGGCGGGACAAGCTTTAAAGTTTAGCATTTTGCCACCGTCTTTAGAAGCATTAGAAACTGGATTTCCATAAAAATCTTTTACATATATGTCAGCATCATGCCACCATTTGGGAATTACTTTTGCAGTTGGGCATGGCGCTGTCTCAACATCATTATAATGTTTATTTGAGTGAAATGTAATTTTGTTCATTCTGGTATACCGCAGCCTTCTGGACCATCTATAGAAGTTTCATCATTTTTTAATCTTAAAGATTTTACTTCATGCGATCCAATTTTATTATTTTTATGATCTACAGCATTTCTATAAAAGTCAGTCCATTTTCCAGACTTATTAATATCACTGACAATTTTGCCATAATCTTCTTTTGGAAAAAAATCTATTGGCAAATCTTTGTAGCCCTTTACTGTTGCTACTGAATTATTTAAACTAGATAATGATATAGGAATAATTGATGCAACTGGTGTATTTGCTGGAATAGTAATAACCTCGTTGGCTTTTGTTATTCTCCACGCAACTGGGAAAGTTCCTTTAAAAAATGAAGTGCTTATTAGCGTTGTAAACGGCCAAACTCCATTTATTGGCCAGTTTGGGGTTGGCATCGCTAGCATGCTTATATCTTCTTTACTTCTTATAACCAAATTTGTATTAAAGCTAATTGTTGCATTAGCTCTTGAGGTTGAAACATATTCATGTCCTTTTAAAACTTTAACATGAGTATCTGTTGAATCCGATATCCCATCCCAAATAAATTCAATATCTACGGGGAAAGAAATTCCCCATCCTAGAGTATTTGAAAGACTTACTGGGAAACAGTGATATGCATGTTTATCAGATGTTTGATCCATCCATTCTCTTTTTACTGATAGTGGCTGAATATTTGCTGA